CAATCCCGATGAACCAATCCCAGACGGCGAAAGTCTGCGGGAATTTGCGAAGCGCCAGACGAAGGCGATCAAACGCTACATCAAGGAAGGCCAAGAAGACGGGCCAATCCTGCTTGTGTTCCATTCGAGCAACATGGTGCAGATCGAGAAGCAGGTCGAAGGCAAAGATGAACTAGGACGCCCCGAAGATACGGATAGAGTATTACCGGGCGGCATTCTCTGCGTTCTAGACGAGGGAGAACACGGCGGGATGAAAGTAGAAGTTGTGTTCGGAGAGTCGCAAGAGGAACCCGCTTCGTATGGCAGTTAAAATCAGCAGAGAGGGTGAAGCTACCTGCGGGCACGGTAAGATTTACTGTAAAGGTGTATGTCGGTCCTGCTATGAAACGGGCGATGTAAAAGTCGCTAAACTTGCCTATCTTAAAATGTGGCGGGACAATAACCACGATAAAGTTGTGGCCGCCCGTAAGAAACGGTACGCAGAAAGCCCCGAATACCGAAGCGCGGTTCAAGACAAGAATTTTCAAAGGCAGTACGGGATTACTTTGGAAGATCGAGACCGAATGCTAGTTGAGCAGCGCCATCTTTGTGCGGTTTGTGGAAAACCGGAAACCGATAAGAAGAACGGCAAAGTAATTAAGTTGGCTATTGACCACAACCATACGACTAAGAAAGTTAGGAAGTTGTTGTGTGGAAAATGTAATCGGGCGGTCGGCAATCTTAGAGACTCGTCAAAAATAGCCCGAGCGATGGCGGATTACCTTGAAAGTCACGGAAGTTAATACGGAAAACGGATAAGACTCTATGAACGCAGCAATCTATCAACCGTCCGACCAAGAGATCGGGTATCTCACGCAACTGAAGCAGATGCCGGGATACCCAGTGCTCGAAAAGATATTCCTGAGCGAACTTGATCTGATGCAAGTCGCATTTATGAATGTCAAAGCGGGCGCTCCTAATTTTAAGGACGAACTCGCGGCCAAACACGCCTTGGCTTCGGGGGGTGCCCAGTTCTACGCGCAAGTCTGCGAGAAGGTTGCGGGCTACATCGCCCGATTAGGCGAGAAGAATACCGCCCCCGCAGTTTTGCCCGACATGACGGAATCGTTGTTCGAAGTTTAAGACACTAACACAGAACCCTAGAGGAAACCATGACTGAACAAGCAACTGTCCAAGACCCTGTGATTGCGACGCCGCCCGAAGAACATTGGTTTGAATATCAACCGAAAGAAAACGGGATCGCCCTTGGGGGGCTTCAACGCTTGAAGTACGACGGCACGCCCGAAGATTTAGGGGCGAAGATGGCCGCGCAGAACGAAGAACTTATCAAGCTGAACCGCCGCCTGAAGAAAGATTTGAGGCTGAGTAGTTCCACGGTTGACCAGATTCCGGACACGATCTCGCGCTTCGACGAATCCAAGTACGACCTGAAGCCCGAACCTTTGACCGCCGAAGAACGGATTCAGTTGGCGAGCGATATCAACGATCCGGAGAAGTTCGACCAGGTTTCCAAGCGGATTGTTCGGGCGACTATCGGCGACCCCGACGCTTTGCGGGCAAGAATGGCTCGAACGGAGCAGCGCCTCGACCGCGCAACCGTAGCCGAAGAAGCCTTGGCGTTCAAGAACGCGACGCCCGATTATTTCCCGTGCCCGGAAAATCTCCAGACATTGGCCGCGTGGATGCAGAAGAACAACCTCGACCCAGTCAAGGAAAACTTCACGTACGCCTATGAGACTCTGAAGGAATACATGGTTCCGAAGCCGCCCGTTGCGGCCCCCGTGGTTCCTGCTGTACAGATAACGGAGCCGCAGTCCGTGGTTCCCGCCCCGACGCCCGTGGCGAGACCCGTAAGCTCTGGCCTCACCCGCTCGAATGGATCGGACAGCGGCCCGGCACCTAATATCGGAATCACCCGCGCCGAGATCGATAAGATGTCGGGCGACGAATATAAGAAACGTCTGCTCCACGAACCTGGATTCCGAGCGAAGGTCGAGTCTCTTGACCAAGCGGAAGCCGCTCGACGGCAGGCGAGGGCGTAGTTGATCCGAGAGTATCAATCTCGGGATTTCGCGGATGTTTCGTGGCTCAACCAAACATCGTATGTTTCGCCTTGTACGGAAAACGAACTGCGAGAGAAGCTTGCGGGCAGGTGTTGGGTTTACGAAGATAGCCCGATAGTTGTCGGCTGTCTGATAATCTACGCAAAAGACGAAAGAACTTACGTCTGGAGCGTCACGGTCGCCCGTAACTGGCAAAAGCGAGGAATAGGAACCGCGCTTCTCAACGAAGCTAGCAAACACTTTCCTGAGCTTTGGCTGTACACCGAGCCGTTTTCTGCGGGTGCCCGATTATACACGAAGCTCGGGTACACAGCCTCCAAGACCGAGTACGACTACTACGGGCCAGGGTCCGACGCTATCCTGATGGTGAAAAGAAATGGTTAACGACATTCTTTCTCAGTTGATGCGAGATGAAGGCTTTCGGGCAAGCCCGTATAAGGATACTCGGGGATTTAACACCGTTGGTTTCGGGCACAATCTTGACGCCAACCCGCTACCGAGCGAAACTTATCCGCTGAGTTTTGATCGGGCGAAAGACATTCTCACGCAGGACGTAGCCCGTAAGACAGAAGCTTTGATCGCAAGCTTTCCCGCCGCAGATGCTTTGCCCGCTGCCCGCAAAGGCGTGCTTCAGAACATGGCATTCAATCTCGGAGTCGGCGGACTTATGAAATTCCACGGCATGCTCGCTAAAATCCAGATAACGGATTATGCAGGCGCGGCGAACGAGATGATTGATTCAGCTTGGTACGGGCAAGTCGGCGACCGAGCCAAGAGGCTCGTACAACAGATGCAGACGGGAGATTGGGTATGATGGAAAATTGTCAGGATCAAAACAACACAGCGCAGACCGTAACAAGTACGGGAAATTATCACGGGCAATATACGGCTCCGCATATTTGCCCGGGTTGCGGACGCTGCAAAGACTGCGGTCGCCCGTATGAAACTCAGCCGTATCTTCCATATCCGATCAATCCGTATCCTTGGGGCGGTTCTACTGGAACACCGTATTGGGGCCCGACTACTGGCACAGGTACTTGCGGGCAATTCGATATGACGATGGCTTCGGGCGGTCTGCGATCTTGGAACTAATTCATTTTCCGTACAAACAAAGGAGGCCAAATGACGAGTACCCTTTAAGGAGGCTACCGTTATGGCTGGAAACGCTCACCGTAATCGCCCGAGAAAAACACCTTGTCCTGCGAACTGCAAATTCTGTGCTGCTCGCCCGCAAGACGGCGATTACAAAAACTCAAACGGAAACAGACACAATCCCGCCGCTAAGAAACGTGGTAAGCGGGCGAAGAAGTAAAGTTTACCCCCGTGGAACTACGGTTCTGCGGCTCTCGGGGATTTCGGTTCCCGAGACAAGTCGGGCGGGTCATCACCGCCCGCAAATTTTGCTGTAAAGGCCGGATTGCCCGAACAGCCCCAAATCGTGCGTGAGGGAAATCACACCTTGGTCTGCTCTTGACTGAGAGGCGACTCCGGATCGGATTATCCGGCATCGGTTGCCCGCACCAAACCTGAGAGCACATCTAGGAGACCACACTATGGGTTACTCACCTTCGAGTAATAACCAGTCAAATCTCCCGCAATCTACCGTGAGGTACTACGACAAAAAATTCCGAGAGAACCTCAAAGCGCAAACTCCGTTTGTCGCCTGCTCGGAACGTCTAGACCTCCCGATGAAATCGGGAAATCAGTGTTCTCCGGTTATGCTGATTTAAAATTCCACTGTATCGGTGAACATCTGTTGGACGCACCAACAGACAATACCGAGGCAACCTGCGAAAGCAGAGAGTCCGTAACGACTAATACGTGGAGCAATTCGGCCTAGCGAATTGAAGATAGAGTCTGGACTTGCAGGCGACTGCAAGAGCGGCCCAACAGTGATGTTGACGCCCGAAACACAGTCCATAACCTCTACATGTACGTGCCCTTGGCTGCGAATACTTCGCAGACTACCGAAGGCACCGTGGGAGCGGGCGTGAGCGTGAGTGTTCTGAACACTTCTGCCACGATTGGAGAATATGCGGATTACGCAAACTTCTCTTCGCTCTCCTTAGCCACTGCAATCGATAACACCGTTGAGAATGTCGCAAGGGAAATGGCCTACCGTCTTGGTGAGTCACTCTCTGCTCTCGTTCGCGCAACGGCGGATGGTGCGAACAGCGTTGACAGTTCGGTTTTGACGAAGCTTGCCGCTACGTCCACGACCAGCTTCACTACCCTGTCCCTCACCTATATTCGAAACGCGGTGCAGTCACTTGCCGGACGTTCTGTCCGCCCCTTCGATGAGGCGTCTAAGAACTTCGCGGGTGTCATCCATTTTTAAAAGGGTGGATGTAAAACTTGACTATATCGGGGAACCTCTGATACAATCAGACAATCCCGAGGTAAGGTCCAATGTTTCAAACAAGCAAGACAAAGTGCTCGTATCTGGGCGGATTGGTTGATGGTGAAGGCAATATTTGCATCTGGCGCACCGAAGCCCGTGCTAAAGATTATAAGACTTCAGGCAAGACCTACGGGTCTTTCAACCTGCGGTTGCATATTGCAAACACCAGCTTAACTCTCGTGAAATGGTTAGTCTCGAACTTTGGTGGGGTCTACCACACCAAAAAGGAAGCTACAGAGAAGCACGCAACTGCTTACGAGTGGCGACCGAAGGGCGAGGGTAACACAAAACGCACACTTTTGGCGATCCTGCCGTACTTGGTAATCAAGCGAGAACAAGCAATCCTCGCCCTCAAGTACATCGATCTTCCGCAGCAAGCGCCCGAAGAACGCGAAGTAATCTACCAACGCATGAGACAGCTAAACCAAAAAGGACCAAAGACCGTAGAGACTAATACGTCAAGCTGTACGGAAAACGTACAGGTGATAGAGTCCGATCCTTTAGGCGACTAAAGGCGTGGCCCCGTGGTGACACGGACGCCCGAAAACAATAATACCTTTTGCGTTGGGTGACGTACTCGCGGACAACTCGAACGACTCCCCCATCGACATCCTGAAGCGAACTCCGCAGGGTTACAGCCGTCTTGACGAAATCATCTCGACGGACTTGACCGAAGTCATTGAAATCCCGACTTCCGGCGTGAGCTTCTTCCAGTCGAACCTGGTAACTGTCAGCCCGAACTACAATCCGGGCACTGGCGTGGTTACGGGCTTGACTGCTCTGCGAACATATATTTTTGGCCGAGATGGCATTTTTTCGATTAATCTCGGAGCGCAGGGCGACACAGGGTACGGTGACGGTGAGTGGCGGAATATTCGATGAATCGATTTGCGTCGAATTAAAACTTTCCCTGATCAAGCTGGAAGCTGAGAAGCCAACAGACTGCAAGCAGCCTTCGGGCGGGCAGCAGTAGAGACTGAGCGGGAGAGAGCCGAAAGGCTATGCGACAGTCCGTTCTGTACGGAAAATGAACGTACAGAGATCAACAGAAATGATTGGTCTCAACAACCGTAAGTTGTTGATAACAAAGGCAATATCGTCCAAAATGCCGAACCTTCGGTTGCCGATCCGAGCGGGCTCATCCCCGGTTGGACCAGCTACCGAGTCCACTTCACTACCTCGCTGGGTCCGGATACCACTATCCGTATTCGTGAGATTGACGCGGCTTCGGCCATCAGCTAACCCCTTGACAAAAGGGTTTGGCTGGGGTACAATGTAGTTGTAGTAAAATTGGAAGGGCGGGGGTGCCTGACACACTCTCGCCCAACCGATAATGCGAACGGTGCCAACACAAGTGGGTGCCGCGACAGGAAACCACAGAGGAACCAAAGGTATGCCCGAAGTGCAAAAGCCCGTACTGGAACACGCCCCGACAGAAGCCAAAGAAGAAATAACACGGGAAACGGGTGTTGTCAACTTGGTTACTAGCGTAACCGGGATACGGAAAACAGACAGAAGTTCTGTTGAGCTTGGGTCTCAAATAGGGCTCCTGCTAGCGCAGGTAGACAAATATACGGCGCGGGCGGCTTACAGCATTGCGGGAAGCCTGATGTGCGAACACTGGGCTAAAGATGTTTCTTCCGAATCTCTTCAGTCAAGCGCTCAATAGCACTTTCTAGAGACTCCATGTGGCTCTTGATTTTCATCAATTCCACATCAAGTTCCCCTAGCCTGCTGTTTAGATCGCGTAACTGCTGGGTGAGTTCTTGGTCGGGCGTCATTTTGTAGTCGCTTTCGGCTTTCCCAACTTGCTTTCGGGCTTCCCGTAGTTCTTAATCCAGTCGGGATCATACTCCCGGTCTGATGTGTCAATGCCGTCTAGGATGCCTTTCTTCTCAGGCTCCTTATGTCCGTAAGCAATTATCAGAAAGCACAAGATTAGGAACATGAGATAGATCATGTTGTGAGATTAACTCAGTACGGAAAACGGACAACGGTACGAAAGTGGCTGTCCGCAGAAGTGCTAGCCCTAAAAACACGCTTGGTAGTGGCACGGAAGCGGGTTGCCCGATGAGGGCTCTGAATTCTAACCTTGAAGAATGAGACGGGTGCTATTCGCGATATTCGGGCTTGCGGTCGGTTGCTGGTATTTCCAGAACATTCTGGTTTACTGTTTTCCCGCATGGCGCATGGTATACGGCGGGTATGTTTTCGGGCAGGCCATAATCCTCGGCGGCTTGGCTGCGCTGGTGTTCGGATTTACCGTGGCTCTCGCGTATCAATTTCTGAATTGGATTTTTGAATAATTTCTTAGAACCCCGCGCTCCTCCCTACTTCCCTACGTCGCCACTACGATGTAGTGCGGTACGTAAAGCAAAGCGCCGTTCCCAAGTACACGCGGACGCCAAACCCGGATAACCTTGAGTCGGCTGGACGTTTTACTTTCCATGACGGCCTCCTTTCCCTAGCAAGTAAGCCCGTACAGGGCTGTCAGGCCAAAGGAAAGTTGTAACGGGAGGGCCGGGGCTCTGAGGGATTATGGTTCCGCTTGCTCGGGAAAACGAGTTACAGAAGTCATTTCTTAGGCAGGATAAGGACTTTATGGGCAGACAAGGGTTAACGGGCAAAGCC